CGTCGCCGACGCTGGCGGGGGTCGAGTCTGAGAGCAGGGTGAGGGTAGTTTGCCAGATGGCAAAGCGATTCAGGCGGTTGGGAAAGTAGCCGACCGGGTACTCGACCTGTTCGATGGTGATGAGGTCGGTGAGTGTGGAGATGGAGATATTCCTGCTGCCGCTGGTGGTGGAGAGGGTTGTCTTTTGTTCTAGTGGTCGGGCCAGAGTGAAATCTCTGACGGCGTGCTCGATGTGGCGCTGGAGAACGGCGTCGGTCCAGCGGTAGGCGGCGGCGTCGTTATCGTGGAGGTCGTTGCGGAGTCGGGTTATGTAATCGGCGATGACTGGGGCTGCCATTAGCTTCCTATGCCTCCCTGTGATAGCGGGGGTGTTTCTGGGATGGTGTTGGCAGGGGATGATGGGCCCTGAATGGCGAGCCGGTTCTTTTCTTCGGTGAGCCACTGGGCAAACTCGGCTTCGGGGTCTCGCACACCTAGGTTGTCGGCGGCCGTCTTGCGATTGTGGACGCCGGCGATGACGAGTTTGGTTTCTTCTTCGACGAGTCGGGCGCGATCCTGGGGGAGTACTGGACCCCAGATTATTCGGATGGCGAGCCGGGCGAGGTCGGCCTGGTCGAATTCGCGATGTTGGGCGAGGATGCGGAGAATGAGCTCGGCCCGTCGTCGGTAGACGACGGTGCGGATTAACCTTTTTCGCTTGATTTTTTGGAGTAAGGGGTGCAGCTCCATCTCAAGGGCTACTCCGGATAGGGCTCGCTCGTTCTGGCCGAACGAGGTTTTGGGGGATTCGCTCAGGTCGTGGATGGTGCGATAGATCAAGTCGATGTAGTCGACGTGCAGCTTGACGCCGCCGCCCTGGAGGAGGTCGAGCAGGTAGGCCTTGGCCTTCTCGGGAATCTCCCAGACGGCGCCGGGTTGGACCGTGATGTCGTCGGCCTTGTCGACGTTTTCGAGCACCGCGATCGGGTTGCCGGAGAGCTCGAGAATCATCGAGAGTTGAGACAGGGCTCTGTTGAGCTCGCGAGTCGGCTGCAGCAGGTCGGGCAGGTCTGAGACTCCCCAGAACTCCTTTGGTTTGCGGATGTTGGGGTAGATGATGACGGGGATGACGCCGTAGGGATTGCGGCCGCTGCGGATTCGCTGCTCGTCGACCCAGAGCTCGAAGTTGGCGGCTGTCCAGACCTCGACCACGGTTGAGGTGGCCTTGGGGGGTGTCAGTTTGTACAGCATTGCGACATCGTCTTTGCTCAGGGAGTACTTGCTGGCCACTCTCCAGACGTTTGAGAGGTCGTCGCCCATGTGCCAGGCGTACAGTCCTTGAACGTCGGGGGCGGAAATCTTGACATCCTTCCGGGTGGGATCCCAGATGACCTTATAGGCGCCGTCGCCGAGGACGGCCGTGTCGATTTCGGTGTCGAAGTCGAGCTGGCTGAGGGCGTTGGCGTCCTGGACGCGGTAGAGTGCGGCCTCCGCCCGTTTAGCGAGCTCCTTGGCGGCGTCTCCGGTGTCGAGGGGATCGACGGCGTAGTTGAGTTCGCTCATTAGGTAGGACGTGACCTTGTCGACGAGCACTTTTGCATAGTTGAAGGTCATGCGTCTTATCCAGGGGAGATCCTGACGTTTCTCGCCGTCCTTCCATTGCTGGCCGTTGTAGAATGCGAGGTTGGTCTTGTAGTCGGCTAGTCGGGTTCGATCCATTTGGGCAGTTTGCTGGGGGATGGTGGTTGTGGTCAAGTTTTGCCTCCTATGGGTAGGGCGGACGCGGGTGTTGGGTGGGCGGACACGCAGGTCCGCCCCTACAGCCGGGTACCGCCGGAATAGGGCGGACACGCAGGTCCGCGCCTACGGGTCTAGGCGGGTTCGATCTCCACCGCCAGGGTTGCATTCGCCAGGGTAGCGGCTGAGCCTGTCGCCAGTTTGAGCGCGAGTCTGTCGCCGATCTCCAGTACCAGAAGTGCGGCCGTAGCGGAGAGGGCCGGGCTCTGGACCGTGTGAATCGTGGCAGCCAGATCGATTTTTGCTGCCGCTAGTAGTGGGTCGCCGGCAGCGGCGCCGGGGGCTTCCACGGCCTGGAGTCGTTCGATGTCGAGAGTACCGGCTTGTCCTGCGACTACGGCGTGGATCTCGCTGATCTTGGTCACCCGGACGCGTTGGGTTGCGATGTAGAAGACCTTTGCGGCGACGGTGTTGACCACGTCGGCGGCGGCGAACGAGGTAACGACAGTGCAGCGTTCTAGGCCGCGGTTGAGTTCGATCCAGAGTTGGGTTGCACTCATAGCATAGCCGATTGCCTGGCGTTGGGTGGCGCTGACCGCCTCTGAGTAGCCGCCTGGCGTATCGGAGAGATAGACCCTGTTTCCCAGGGTGGCGCCGGATACGCCGTCGACGAGAGCAGTGCGGTAGGCGCGAACCCGGTCGCCGGCAGCGGCTTTGTGGCCGGCGATATAGTAGGCCGTGGCCGGTACGGCGGCGTTGGCGTCGGCGAGACCGCCGGCTTCGGTCATGAGGTCGCCTGGCAGGACAGCTGCAACGGCGATGAGATCGCCGCCGCCGATGCCTGCGAGAATGATGCGGGAGCCGTTCGTTACGTCTGCAAAGGGCATTATAGTATCCCTATGAGTCTGGCGTTTTTGAGCGCATTGAAGACCGCGAGTGAGGCGTACCACTTGAGGCGCGTGCGGGTCGCGTCCTTGGTCTCCAGGCTGCCGATTCGCTCGACTTGGAGATTTCCAGGGCTGCTGAGGCCGGAGACCGCCCCTTCGCCGAACTGCAGGGCGTGGATTGAGCTGCACAACGCGCCGCTAGAGCCCTGTACCTGGACGTCGGAGACCCAGTCACTTACGCCGATCGGAATACCATCGTAATAGGTGACTCGCTGGCCGAACTGGTCGGTATCGGTCTCCAGGAGGGTTCCGGAGGCCCGGCGGAGAGACGAGAGTTTGCGCCGGCTGCGTTTGGACATTAATAGGAGGTGCGGCTTGCCGCCCATGATCTTGTCGATCAGTTCGTCCATTTTGTCGAGGGTCAGAGCGGCGCCGTTTGCGGCCATCTCGACGGTCTGGCCCGCGATGCAAAGGGAGGTGATGCCGTCGAAGCTCTTGGCGTCAGCGACTATCGAGCCGTTCACAAAAGTGTCCTCGAACTTGTGCTGGACCGCTTTTGCCTTGAGTTGGATAATGGCGGCTTCGAGGTCCTGAATGTTCGATCGGGTGGATTTCAGGAAGTTGTCGACGTCGGCATCACCGCCGATGATCTTGAGGACCGCCGTGAGTTGGGTGAAGGTGGGCGTCGATTCGGTCCAGGCGTCGCCCACGTCGTAGAAGGCGGCGGTGGCCATGGTATTCTCGCGGTTGTAGGTCAATCCGTTCCCGATGATCTCAATGAACGGGAGCATCTGGAGTATGGGGCTGTCCTTGATGACCGTCTCGATGACGCCTTGAAGCAGTACATCTTTGCTGAATTTGTTGGCTTCTACCAGGGTCATTGCCATTTCGTGATGGGGCTCCTTTCGTCCTTGAGTTATTCCTCAAGGAATAGGTGATTTAGTGGGCTGCCAGCCCGGCCTTGATTTTGTCGTTCGCCGACATGGTGGAGAAGTCGATCTGGCTGCGAGCTGGGGCGCCGGTTGGCATCGTAGCGCTGGCGGCCGCTGCGGCCTCCTGTGCCCGGACCTTCTCGACGATTGTTTTTGCCTTGGTTAGAGAGGCGTTGATCGCTTCGACGGAACCGGTTTCGATGAGCTCCGCCGGCACGTCCGGATTAGCGGCGAGAATGGCGGTTTTGTAGGCGGCCGTCGTCGCCTCCACTTTGGCCCATCCCTCGTTAGCGCGCTGTTGTTCCTGCTGGTAGTTGGCTTGTAGGGCCGTGTGGGCCTCTTGAGCCTCCGCCTTGATGGTGGCGAGCTCCTGCTGGTGGCTGTCCTGCAGGGATCCTACCTGGGCCTCGATCGCGGTTGTGGCGTCGAGTAGGACGTTGCAGGCGGCAAGGTGGTCGGGGTCCTGCGCGCCGGTGGCCATGATGGCCTGGATCTGGTCGCGAATGGGACTGAACAAGGTTATTCCTCCTTTCCTACATTTTAGGGTGGTCCTTCTCTGGAAGGATGGGTGGGCGGACACGCAGGTCCGCCCCTACATTTTTGGGCGGACACGTAGGTCCGCCCGTACGGTTATTTTCTGCCTTGGGCCTTTCGTGGCCGGTAGGCGTTGGCTGCTTGCACGAGGAGGGCGGTTGACATTAGGAAATCGTCGTGACCCTCTTCGGGGTTGACGAAGAAGTTGAGCGTCTTGTTCGCTCGGACGGCGCTCTTCGCTTTTTTCATTTGAGACCAGAACAAGAGTTCTTCTTCGGCAGGGGTATTGTACATCTTTAGTCGGCCGCTGTTAATAGCGGCGAGGAGGTCATAGGCGAGTTGGCTCTTGGACTGAGCTGAGAAAACGAAGGGGATGACGACCTGTCTGCCTAGTGAGGTAGAGAGGAAGCTGCTGACTGCGCGGCCTACGCCGGTGGCGTCGATAACCACACGCCGGCAGGGCCAGACGTTTTTGAGGAGGTCGACGAGCTGGTTGTGGAGGGCGGCGTGCTGGACGCCGGTGCGGTAGTAGTGCTCGAGGATCTGGATTCGAGTGAGATCGGGCCCGCCTTCGATGGTCTGGGCGGCGGGGTAGAGGGCGGCGATAGTGACGACCGTGCTATCTTTTTGCGGCTGCGCGCTCCGGAGTATCTCGCCTTCGGCTTCCTCGTCCTCGCCTGCGACGTCGATCGCTGCCACGATAACCGGGTTGTCGGCAATCTCTGAGTAGTGTCGTCGACGCGGGTGATCTCCGCGGATTTGGGCGAGTTGTTGATCGGAGAGGAATCCGCCTCCGCCGTGGAGGGGCTTGAGCTCATACTGAGTGGTAAATAGGGGATGGTCGGGTCCTAGGCGCTCCCTCTCGGCCTCGACATAGGCCGCGTAGTTGGGGTTGTATTTGGCGACGACCTGCCAGTCGTATTCGAAGTGCCGGCGTACCCCGTCCTTCCTCTCCAGCTCCAGGTTTGCCTGCTTGACCTGCTCGAGTAGGCAGGTGTCATCCCAAGCGGTTCCGTAGTGGACGGTGGTGCAGTTGGTTGTCGAGCCCATGGGGCGAAAGTCTTTGTTGTACTTGTCGGCGTTGACATCTTGGCTTTCGTCCACCTCGAGCAGGATGCTTGCGGTTGCGCCGACGACGTTAGCCGATTCGTCGGCCGAGAAGAAGATCGCCCTTGCCTTCCCCAGCCGGATCATGTACCCCAGCTCCGGGCTCCAGAGTGAGGCGTAGCCGGCGTCGTTGAGTCTCTCTTTGAGGCGAATCATGCTATTGACGGTCTGAGGCTTGAATGATGGGGAGCATTTCACGAGCTGGCCACCGCTGCTGAGGTGAAGGGTAAGCAGTAGGACCTCCAGTTGGGCGGATAGCTCATTTTTCCCGCCTTGGCGGGCGATCTCCACGGAGATCGTCAGGCCCCGGTGCTCGTGGACTGACTGGAGGATGGCCCGGGCGGCCTCGAGCTGGTAGGGTCTCAGTTTCTGGCTGATGGCCACTATCTGACGAGCCTCATCACGATGTCGACCACGACGGCCACAACCACGGCGAAGAGGAGCGCGTTAACGCGGGTCTTCACCTCGGCGATGTCGGAAGCCATCGCCTTGAGGCGCTCGTCGACGAGAGCGCCGAAGGCGCAGGCCGGTCGGAGGTCGATCGGTGGAGCTGGTGGTCGCGGCGGCCGCAGTTTGCTGACGGCTCGGAGTTTACCTAGGGTGTCGGCGATCTCGCTCATTGTTTGCCTCCCGGTGGTGTGAACTGCTCGGGCCAGATCGCGCCGCCGATCCCCTCGAGGACCTCCACGACTGACCGCAGGGTGTCGTCGTCGGCCGATTTTGTCAAGGCGCCCTGAATCTTCAGCAGGCGGGCCAGGGTGTCGAGGGCCTGTAGTAGAAACTCCGAATCCGCCGGCATCTCCAGTACGTGTTTGCGAATCTGGGTGCGGAGTAGGGCGATCTCTTGGGTGAGGTCGGCGAGCTCCAGAGCCCGACCCATAACCAGGCGGTCGTCGACGGGCTGCACGCCGTTGTAAAAGCCGGCTTTGTTTGGTTTGGCGTGCCGTTTGGCTGGTGGCATGGGTCTATTTTAGCACACGTGTTCTAGGGCTGGAAGATCTTTATTTTGGGTGGATCGGGTGGTTTTGGCGCATGGTGGTCTCCGTTCGCCAGCTGGCGCGCCGGAG